TCACTACAGACGTACCAAACGGAATGAAGCATATGGAAAGAGCTCCATTAACTACAAAAATGGAAGGCGATTTTGATACTGGCAATGTTAGATACAAAGCTAGAGAAAGATACGTATTTGGCGTATCTGACCCTAGAGGAATCTACGCATCACCAGGTGCTTAATCAATAATTTTGTGGCGGGACACAGTTCCGCCACAATAAACAAATAGAAAGAGAAAATGCACCCTAAAAACTTCCTCGTTAAAATCTACGCATATCACTACAAAATGGAGTTAAATATTAACTGCATGGAGGGTCCACAAGATATAGAAAACGCTATTGTTGACAAATTGGGAAAAGGTGATATAAAATGGGAATATCTTGGAGAAATGTATGATCCAAGACGAAAAAGAATAACCTATGAGGAGGTTATTAATGGAGGCGATAATGCAACATCTGGAGACCCTTTACACACAAAAGAAGGGATTAGATCTTCAGTGGGAGCAGGAGCATCTGAAAGAGGGTAGATATACTCTCGATATGGTTAAGATTGACAGAAAAGTCAGAGAAGTAATTAGCCAGATCAAACTTGCAGAAGCAGAAAAAGCTAATGCACAAAGCAGAATAGAAGATGCGGCTCCTCAAGTTTCTGTAGCTACTTAATAAAAAGCTACATCGTTGGAAAAAATCCACTCCACATTACAGGCTCTCTTGCACTCCACTTAAATCTAGTATATAAATTAATCACTATACAATTAATAAGAATACTGACGCGTATAGTCGACGGCCTAGAGACAGTATTCGTTAATACTAGGAGGATACAATTATGGCACAAACTACATTTTCAGGTCCAGTACTTGAAGGAAAAGAAGGTGTAAACATTGAAACTAAAACTTCAAACTACACTGTAACAACTGGTGATTCAGGAAAAACTTTTGTAAGTTCTACTGATGGAGTTGTTTTTACATTACCAGCAATTGCAATTGGTTACTCATTTAAATTTGTAAACAATGCACCTGATGGAGCAAATGCGCTAACACTTAGCCCAAATGCATCTGATGGAATTACATACGCTGGTTCTTCAACAGACGATAAAGACTTGATCAATACTAAAGCCACTTCTAAACAAGGGGACTTTGTTGTTATTTCATCTTTAGATGGAACAGCAGCATGGCAAGTTACTCAAGTTAGAGGAACTTTTGCTAAAGAATCGTAATAATTAATTTAGTGTGGGGCTTCGGCCCCACATAAATTTAGGAGAATATAAATTATGAAAAGTGATGTAAAATCAGTTAGAGTTACAGCCACAGGAGCAGTTTTTGCTGGAAGAACTAGACTTAGAGGAATCATATTAGCATCTGATGCAGGTGGTGCAGGCACTATAATTCTTCAAGATAATACAGACAGCACAACTTTGTTTCAAGCTGATGTTCCTAATGGAGATGTTTTTTCAATGAATATTCCTGAAGATGGAATTTTATTTCCTGGTGGAATGAAGGTTTCTACTATTACAAATATAGATGCAGCTACTTTATTGATTGATAAGTAGGAGGTTAAATGGCTAACACTACCTCTGGTACAACAGTTTTTGAAAAAGGTTTTTCTATTTCTGATATCGTTGAAGAGGCGTATGAGAGATTAGGAATACAAGGTGTATCTGGTTATCAATTAAAATCTGCAAGAAGATCTTTAAATATATTATTCCAAGAATGGGCTAATAGGGGTTTGCATTATTGGGAAGTTGCAAACAACAATATTACACTTGTTGCAGATCAAGCAACATACACAATGTTTAGAGCTACAACAGATGGTACTTCTAGTGCAACGGCAGTTTATGGTGTTGATGATGTATTAGAAGCATCTTATAGAAACTCTAATGTAGACACACCACTTACAAAAATAAATAGATCTCAGTATCAAGCACTATCAAATAAAACTTCTACAGGAACACCTTCACAATATTTTGTTCAAAGATTTATAGATAAAATTACTATTACTTTATACTTAACACCTGGATCATCAGAAGCAGGTAAGTTTATAAATTATTATTATGTAAAAAGAATTCAAGATGCAGGTGATTATACTAACGATGCAGATGTACCATATAGATTTGTACCATGTATGACTGCAGGTTTAGCTTATTATCTTGCAATTAAAAATGCACCAGAAAGAGTTCAAATGCTAAAGATGTTATACGAAGATGAATTACAAAGAGCTTTACAAGAGGACGGCTCATCATCTAGTACTTATATTAGTCCTAAAGTTTATTATCCGGAGTCTTAATGTCTAATCTTTCTTCAGGTAAATATGCAAAATTTATTTCAGATAGATCAGGACAAGAATTTCCATACTCTGAAATGGTAATAGAGTGGAATGGTGCACGAGTACATATATCAGAATTTGAATCTAAACACCCACAGCTAGAACCAAAACCACATGGTGCAGATCCACAAGGTTTATTAAATGCTAGACCAGCAAGAACAGAACCAGCTGTTGCAAGAGTTTTAACTTTAAACCCTTTAAAAATTACAAACGGTTCTACAACAGTAACTGTTTTTGAAGAAAATCATGGCAGATCTACATCAGATGTTGTTAGATTTAGAGATGGTGAAGGTAGTTTTGGTATTACAAGCGCAGATATAAATAAATCTGCAGGATTTACAATTACTAAAGTTGATGCTAATAATTATACATTTGTAGCTGCAGGAACTGCAACTGCTAGTACAAATATAGGAGGAGGAAGTATATCGGCTGGCCCGGTTACACTATCACCATAATGGCATATACACTTACAAACTTACAGGATGATATTAGAAATTACACAGAAGTAGACAGTTCTGTTTTGTCAACTGCTGTATTAAATACAATAATAAAAAATGCAGAAAATAGAATTTATAGAGAAATAGATTCTGACGACAACAGATTTTATGCTACATCAAATTTACAATCTGGAAACAGGTATGTTACAATTCCATCTGATCTTAGAGCAATTAGATATGTTCAATTAAAAGATGGGTCTAATAACCAAGTATTTTTAGAAAAAAGAGACACTAGTTTTATGACAGAGTACTATAATACTCCAGGAACAGCTAGTGGATTACCTAAGTATTATGCTAACTGGGATGCTAATTTTTGGGTAGTTGCACCTACACCAAACAGCACATTTGAAATTACTTTAGCATATATTAAACAACCAGATACTATAACTTCTGGAACACCAAGCACCGCAGGGACTTACGTCTCAAACAAATATCAGGATTTACTTTTGTATGCATGTCTGGTAGAAGCATATGGATACTTGAAAGGTCCAGCGGATCTGTTACAATACTATGAACAGTCATATAGAAGGGCTGCAAAATCGTACTCTATCGAACAAGAAGGTAGAAGACGTAGAGATGAATGGCAAGATGGCGTTATTCGTTCTCAGATTAAATCGCCATCACCATAAGGAGAAAATATAAATGGCTAATGTAGTACCTGACTCTTTTAAAACAGACCTGTTAAAAGGAACGTTTAATTTTGATTCCTCTGGTGGATCAAGTTTTAAACTTGCTCTTTACACAGATATATCTGGCTTAACAACAGCAACAACTGCTTTCACTGCAACTAACGAAGTTTCTACATCTGGAACAAACTATACTTCAGGTGGAAATGCTTTAACTAATAATGGTGTAGCAGTATCAAGCAACATCGCTTTTGTAGACTTTGCAGATTTAACTTTTTCATCTGTAACTTTATCTGCTGTTGGTGCACTGATTTATAAGAGTAGTAGCGGTAACGAAGCTGTATTAGTTCTAGATTTTGGCGGAACAAAAACTGCAACAAACGGAGATTTCGTTGTTCAGTTTCCAACTGCTAACTCTTCTAGCGCTATTATTAGACTTGGCGACGCGTAATAAAATTTGGAGTAGTAATGGCTTTAATAGTTAACGATAGAGTTAAAGAAACAAGTACAACTACTGGGACAGGAACTTTAAATCTTGCAGGAGCTGAGCAGGGTTATGAAAGTTTTGTTTCAGGAATTGGTACAACTAATACGACTTTCTATGCAATAGAAAATAATTCTGCAGGAGAGTTTGAGGTAGGTATCGGTACAGTTACTGATGCTTCACCTGATACTTTATCAAGAGACACAGTTATTTCATCATCGAATAGTGATAGCAAAGTAGATTTTTCTGCAGGTACTAAAAATGTATTTTGTACACTACCAGCATCGAGAGCTATGTCTCCATCTATGACAGCTACAGATTATTTAGTTACACATGCTACAACTCTTTCACAAGATCAAACTATTGCATCTGGAGTTTTAGCTGGACCTGTAACTATAACTGGAACACAAACTATAACAGGAACGGTAGTAGTAATTTAATGAGTAAAATAGAAGTAGATGAAATAACACAACAATCCGGCACAACTTTAACAGTTGGTGGTGGAGCTTGTAAAACTGCAACTGTAGATGCAACAACTGTAACTATCGGTAGATCAGGAGGTACAGTTTCACTAGCTAGTGGAGCTACTCAATCAGGTTTTGGTAGGTCAGGTTCAGTTGATTGGCAAACAACACCTAAAACTTCTACATTCACAGCAGTAAATGGAGAAGGTTATTTTGTAGATACAGCAACTAGTGGAGCTGTAACTGTAAATTTACCTGCTGGATCAGCAGGAGCAATTGTTGCCATATCAGATTA